TTGTTTGTAGGAATTAATAATTATTACTTCCTATGAATAAATCCCGCTTTTCACTGAATTGACGGAGATTTACTATGGCAACGGCAGGCAGCACCAACCGCAACTCCCAAACCACGCGCATGCCCCTGGGTGTAACGAACGCGGCACAGTGGCAGACGATGAGCAACGCAGGGCTTCCCGACCCGACGTGGGCACACACCTACGCCAATGATTTCAACCAGTATGTGTCGGCAGATTGGACCCTCTCAGGCACGGGCACCCCGGCAGCTGCACTGGCAGCAGGCGATGGTGGCATCCTCAACCTCACGACCACGGCTGGTGCATCGGATTCTGCTTTCCTCATCAAGAATCCCACGGCATTCAAGGTCAGTACCGCCAACAAGCAAACGTTCTTCAAGTTTGCAGGCACGGTTTCCCGCACTGACGGGGCCTTCTACTGTGGCCTGACCTCCACGGCAGTGGCCGAAGCCAGCATCGTCAACGGCATTGTCCTGTACAAGGCAGCGGCGGGCACCACGTTTGTCCTCGATGTGATTGCGGCATCAACGCACACCAGCGTGGCATTGCCCTCGGCATGTGTGCTGGCGGCTTCGACCTACATTGAATTGGGCATTGCTGTTGATGCCCTCGGCAATGTGGCAGCATTCTGGAACCCGACCACGGGCAACAACCAGATCAACGGTGGCGTCATTGGTTCGACCGCCCCCCGTGGTGCTGTGGCCCTTCTCCAGGTCCCCACGCTGCCCACGGTCACGCTGGCCCCCATCGTCAGCTACACCAACGGTTCGGCGAATGCTGTCACGGTCGGTATCGACTACCTCGTTGCCTCGACCGAGCGCTAAGGAGTTGTCATGGCTAACGTTCTGACAACGCAAACGATTGTCGACGGGCCGCGCAATCTTGTGGTGAAGGTCACAGGTACGTTGGACACCTCTGACCTCGCACTGACAACGATTGTCACCCCTTCGTCAACGTTTCGAGCCCCGCCGCTGGTACAATTGATGCACATCGACTACTCGATGACGGATCAACTTGAAATCCAACTTCAGTGGAAGGGCACGCCCAACACCCCGCTGATGCCTCTGGCTGGTCGCGGCCGCATGAGCTTCGTGGACTTTGGGGGATTGCCTGACAACGCCACCAGCCCTACTGGTGACATTCAAATGCTGACCACGGGCTGGGCCTCGGGTATCCAGGTTTTCACTCTTGTATTGGAGATGGTCAAGATTGGCCTGACAAATGCGGGAGTACGATAATCATGGGTACGCGGGTAACGGCAGTTGGACGCGCTACCGGCATTACAAACGTTCGCACAGATCTGTGGAATGTGGGCGGGACTTACGTTTTTCCGCCTGCCCCTACCCAAATGTCTGTCGTATCGACAAGCGCGAATGATACCGTTGCGGGTACAGGCATCAGGATGATTATCATTCTTTATCTTGACGACCAGTACAATCAACAGTTAACGCAAGTCAACCTAAACGGCACGACTCCTGTACTGACCACACCCACCAACATCCTGAGAATCAACAAGGTGTTTGCAGCTTCTGTGGGCAGTGGGGGGTCGGCGGCTGGTAACATCACCATAACCAACGGTGGAAACACCTACGCCAGAATCGATGCCACATACACAGCATCCAGACAAGCTATAGGCACAGTGCCTTCCAATATGTTTGGGTATATTACTAGCTGTGTGTTCAGTGGATGCTCAACAACAGTGGGGGAATTCATCGAATTCGATTTACGGGTTTCCGCTCTTGCTAACACGCTACTTCCGGGTATTTTCGTAACTGTGGCTACATATGGTATCAGCAACGGAGCGCTGGAGCAAACATTCGACCCTCCACAGCTAATCCCCGCAACGGCTGATGTAAAAATAACCTGTGCCAGAACGACTGGATCAGGCACGGTAACGGCTGCGGGAAGCTTCAGTGGATTCCTCACAGGGACACTTATCACTTAACAGGATGCCATCATGCACAAAAAGATTGCCACCACAACGGCCAAAAGACAGCCAAAGCCAGAGTCGTCGAAGCTCACGGCCAAGGCTGGGGCCAAGAAGATGGCCGAGTTGATGACTCGCAAAGTCTCTCACACGCAGGCCATGCGAGAGCAAAAGCAGAAGAAAGCAAAGTATCGGTAACCTCACGGAGTCTTTCCATGCCTACCTACAGCGGCACTTACACATTTGGAATGACAGCGCTGCAGATAGTGCAGGCGGCGCTTAGGCTGACGGGGGCCTTTGATGAGTATGAAACCATTCCCGATACGGACACTGCCAATGTCTTGCAGGCATTGGAAATCTTGGTGAAGGAAATGGCACAGGATGGCTTGCCCTTGTGGTGCGTAAAAGACGTTTCTTTTCCCACTGTGATAGGGCAAGCCACCTACAATCTGTCGACCATCACGGGCACGACTCTTCCGTTGCGGATTCTTGACCAGTACATTGTGGATCAAGCGGGGAATAGTGTCACTCTGATTATGACATCGCGGTATGATTGGGACACTCTTGGGCAAAAGTTTCAACCCGGCATCCCCAATCAGGTCTGGTATGATCCTCAGTTGAATTCTGGCACTCTCACCCTGTACGATGTGCCAATCGACAACACCCACACCATCCACGTTGTGGTGCAACTGCAGATGATGGACGTTGGCGCACTGACGAACAACGTCTACTTCCCACAGGAAGCCTACCGCATGCTCAAGTGGGGTCTGGCCGATGAAATCTGTCTCGAATACCGCACCCCTGCAGATGAGCGTCGTGAAATCAACGAGAAAGCCACTGGCTACCGTGACAAGTTCTTCAACGCAGAGTTCGGCCAAGAACAGACGAGTGTCTTTTTCACCCCTAGTGAACGTCAGAGGATGTAACCATGGCTGACATGACAAAATCCGGCATGGGGGATTTGGAAATCACCTGGGCTCATGACATTGAAACACGGGATGGGAAGCTGATCACTGACGCTCAAATGGTCAATGCGATGGTTGAGAAAGACAGCCAGGGGGTTTGTATTGTTAAACGGCCAGGAACGTCTTATTACAACCCCGGTGGGCCTGTGGGAGCGGCGCAGGGCAACCTTTTCATCAGCGGAACACTCTGGTGGATCGTGAATGACAAGCTCTACCAGAATGGCAGCCCCTCCGTTTCCATCACCTTGCCTGGCCTGACTGTCTCTGGTCAGAACTACTTTTCCGTCAGTGACTTCCCCTTCGGAACCTCTTACCTGCACAATGGGGTTCAGATGTGGAAGATCGTGGGGACGACGCCCACGTTGATTTCTGGCAACCCCACTCCAATGTCCCCAGGCATGGCGGAGCTTGACGGGGTTATCTATGTGATGGATACCCTGGGGAAAGTCTATGGCAGTGCATTGAACGATGGCACGACATGGCCTGCACTGGACTTTGTTCAGGCTGATTACTGGTTAGGGCAAGGCCGAGGACTCATTCGCCACCTCAACTACATCATTGCCTACTACAACCGGGGGATTCAGGTTTACTATGATGCCAATTCGGCTCCCAACGGGTCTGGGATTGCGCTGGCACCAGTGCTGTCGGCATCCTACACCACGGGATGCCCGAGAGGCAACACACTTCAAGAATTGGCAGATGTAACCTATTTCGTGGCGATTGACAGTGAGTATGGCCCATCAGTGAAGGCCATGCAGGGACTGCAATTGACTAAGGTCAGCACCCCTTACGTGGATAAGATTCTGCAGGAAACCAACCTGCAATTGCTCTTCTCTGCATCTTTCCGTGTCGCAGGGCACCAATTTTACCTTTTGCAAAGCGCTTCTCCTGCCTACACGCTGGTTTACGACACTGAAATGCAGATCTGGTCCACATGGCAGACAAGGGCGAACACCGGGCTGGCCAATTTTGGAGGTTTATACGGCGCGACGGACGGTACGCAACAGTTCCTTCAGGACACCACCTCCGGCTTGGTAATGGTTTTGTCTCCTGACACGTACACGGATGCGATTGGCACGATTCCTGTCTCTTGCACCACACCGAATTATGAGTGGGGGAACCTCAATTACAAGCGTTTCTCCTACATGCAACAAATTGCCGCTACCACGACCACCAGCATTAACATAAGCTTCACAGATGACGATTACCAGACCTTCAGCACCCCACGATCGATAAGCCTCCAATACCCCCGCAAACAGCTCCGGAATTGCGGTTCGAGCCGCTCGAGAGCTTGGGTGATGACACACGAAGACAACACCCCGTTGAGGCTGTATGCTGTTAAGATTGCTGCAACGGTGCTGTCACGGTAAAAAGCATTTATTTGTAGAAATTAATCTACTTTAATTCCTATGGAAAATTCCATGAAAATTGCAATTGAGCCTTTCACCCTCGAACTCGCGGCGGAAATCACCCCCCTGGGTCAAGAGTGTTGGGATGAATGCTCGGAAATCAAGCAAGAC